GAAGTAGCCAAGCCACCCTCCCACAGCGGTGAACACCATCTGGATCACATTCCAAAATTCCTTCATGTTGTTACCTCCTCTTGATTTTGTGTATGAAAAAAGCGGCCGCTCCGAAGAGCAGTCGCTGATTCCCAAAGTATATTTAAATCTGCTTCGGCAGCCATTCCCATAAACGCATATCCTCCTGACCCAGGGACCACATACACATTCCCCGGAGCTTCCAGCGGTATGTCGCCTGGTTCGCCCAATAGACAAGGGAGTCCACGTCCTGGTAGTAAAGGATGGAGAATCCGTCCGCATCGCCAAGGAACAGCCGGGATATCCAGATGTTGATGTCCTTCGGTATGATCCTCGCCGTGTAATTCCCGCCGCAGGAAATCTCCAGAAGGTCAGAGTGGAAAAAGTCGTAGTCCAGCGAAATGTCCTCGCTCCGGGTGGAGGATTCCTCCACGTCGGAGGTCAGCGTAAACACCTGGAACTCCTCATCCCAGGTGCAGCTTGAGCGGGATATCCTGCCGTAGCTTTTAAAGCTGCCATCCGGCATCTGGACATCAAACCGTTCATACGGCTCATACGTCCAGGCATCCCCCAGACGCAAAAGCTCGCATACGGTCGTATTGTCCGAGCGGTATCCGGCATAGCCTCCTGTAAAGCCGCTGACCGTTGCTGTAAAGCGCAGGGTGTAGGAAGAGCCGGAATACACCCGCACCCGGTTCCCTCGGATACGCATCTCCACCGTGTACATGGATGGATTGTCCCTCAGATCCGCCGATGCGGTTCTTGCGATCTCCTGGCTGTAGCTGCCAAGGAGCGTGGAGCCGCTATATAGCTCCACCGCCTGGGTATCGTAGTTCAAACAGCAGAACAGGCTGCCGCAGAATACACCGGCCCTGCCGCTGCTGCCTGACGGGAACGCCAGCCTTGCCCGAAGATGCAGCTCCGAAAAGCCGTCATAGTTCCAGGCAAGCTCTCCCTTGCCTTCAAGCTGGGAGTAGACACGCTCCATCGAATATTCATCCGAACGCCATACCTTCCATGAGCCAGAGCGCACCGTCCAGTAGTCTGTCTCCAGCACGCCGTAATCCCGGAAATCCTCGTACCAGACGAGTGCGGAATCAGGCTTTCTGCGGAGCATCTCAAGTGTCAGCTTGAAGCCCTTATCTGGAACCGCCATGTTGCCGTCCACGTCCTTAAAGCTCCTGGGCGCAAGGGCAAAGGTCGCTTCTCCGGCGGAGGGCTCCTCAGAGAAACCGGAGCAGACACGGAAACCGTAAAACTGCACGCCTTTGACATCCACCGAGATCGTAATGGTATGCGTCCCGGCGGAAAGCGTTACGCCACCGGCAAGGGAAGTCCAGAAGGTACTCCGCCAGTACGGCCACCACAGGCGGCTTTCCGTGAAATATTTTGTGCTGCCGTCCAGCGACACATAAATGCCGTTTTTGTCCCAGAAGGGATAGCAGAGCCGCACCGCCACATCATAGGTTCCCGCCGACTCCACCGTAAAGCTGTAGGTCACCGAGCCGTCATCGCCCAGGGTTGCGATACCGTTTTCAATGGATACAATGCCGGACGCAGAGGAATAATTGCCGGCGTCCCGGTCGATGTATATCGTTCCGAACTCTGTCTTCTGCTCCTTACCGTAGGCGGTCAGGTATCGCCTGCGGTTGTATGTCCCCACAAGCTGGGGATACTCACAGGAAACGGCGTCCGCCCCTTCCATGTAATCGTAGACATGGGGAAAGGCATAAGGCGCCTTATCGTAATCGTCCCAATAGGCCACGATGGGGAGAAAGGGCTGCGGCGGCGCATCGTCCGTGAAATTGTAGCCTCCCGTCATCCACAGCTTGGCGGCATAGTAGGTGTTGGACGTTCCCCGATAGGTTTTCCCCAGGTTCTCCGGCGTGTCATAGATCTGCCAGTTCCAGCCGTAGGCGGGCATACCGAGGAATATCTTATCCGGGTCCATGACCTTCGTGGCGTAATCGTAGATGCCCTCCAGCCAGCTTCTTGGGGAAACCGGTCCCGGCGCGGAGCCTGCCCATGCCATGCCGTAGGACATGATGGATGCGGTATCGCAGTAAGCGTCTAAGTCGCCGTAAACACACCAGTTTTCGCCGCCCACCGAGCCGTTTACCGAGGTCATTCCCGGCAGGCAGATGTTCATATGCTTTGCAGGAGCATAGGCTTTCACCGTATTGTAGATGTTGCGGAACATCGCCATGGACTCCGTATGGGTGGAATAGCCGTCCCCGCGTTCCAGGTCGATGTCAATGCCGTCACACCAGGGATATTTCTCCATGATGCGGACGATCTCTGAAAGGAACCTGTCCTGCGCCCCGTCCGTGTTATCCCGCAGGGCGCGGAAGATGCTGTTTGCGCCATCGTTGGCCACGGTCAAAAGCCACTTGATATGGGGCCACCTGTTGATGTAGGTGAGCATATCAGAGATCGCCACACCGCTTTCATAGATTTCTCCGGTCGCTCTTACTTTAAAGGAGAACAGCCCGATCTGGCTGATGCGGTCGCCGTAATCCCGCAGGGCTTCGTACATCCGGGCGTTGCCCATGAACGTCCATACCATAATCTGTTTGCCTTTTAATGTGTCCATTAGAGCAGAGCACCTCCATCCTGCATTTCCTGCATCTCAAACAATACCCGTGCTGTTTTTCCCTCCGCAAGCGTCACCCTGTGCTTGGAATCCCAGGCGGCGCTGTACTGGTAGAAGCCCTCTTTTTTCTCCGGGCTGCCGTTTCTGGTGCATTCCCGTGTGGATGCCAGAAGAGCAAGGTCATCTTCCGCAGAGAGCGCACCCGGAAAAGAAACCTTCTGGCCGCCCACACCCTGGGCCAGTTTGACCGAGCCGCCCTCCATATCCGACTTGGGATAGAGATGCACATCCAGCCCTGCGGAGGTCTGCCCAAGATTAAAGAGGATGACCGTTTCCTCGCCCCGCACCACGCCGTTGAACCAGACGGGCGCCTTGACCTCGCCGTTCTCCCGGAACTTTTGGAGGAACACCTCGGTGTGGGGCGTGTATCCCGTCAGGGCAGCGCCTTCCTGCAATTGCAGGTCAGTAAAATAAATCGTGCCGGAGCAGTCCGTGATGGTAGGCTTCACGGTGACGCTTACGACACGCATATCCTGTTTCCGGTTAATGACCTCCGCCAGCCGGATAAAAGCGACCTTACCCATCCAGCGTCCACTTCATTTCACAGGGATGGCCTACCCATCCCGTGGCCACCGCCCCTGCCTGCAGGAGGATGTCCGTGATATAAAGAATCCCGGTGCAGTTGGTGATGCACACCCGCACCGTGATGGATTTGACCCTGGCGGAGTAATTCTCCGGCGTGATTTTGGCGGAGGTGGATGATAAATATGCCATTTTGTCCTCCCTCCATCAGTACAGGTCAATGAATCTTGATTCCGTACTGCCGTCCTCATATTCAATGACCACTTCAATGCCCACCTGGGCGTCATCGCTCAGCTTCTCCAGATTTTCCGAGCCGATCTGTGCCGACAGGGTGTAACTGGAGCGGTTGGCGGGATAGACCGTCTGGGAGAGGCTTTTGGTCATGCCTGCCACGCCCTCCGCCTTGAAGGAAGCCGTGCCGGATGCGCCGTTTTCGCCGTCCGCTTCAAAGCCGGAGCTGACCCAATAGGCAAGCCCGTCATCAGCGCGGGAGTTTCGCAGCAGATTAAACGGCACCATTTCCCGGATATCGTTATTGGATACCATGCTGGTGCCTTCCAGGGAATCCGCCGCATTGTCCCACTGGCTGGCGGAGCTGCCCAGGTTTTTGAGCGTAGTGGAAAGCTCCAGCACCGTGTTCCACGGCTCCTGCAGATTGTATTCCCTGCGGACGATACGGGTGGTGACCGAAAGCCCCAGTTCCTTATCCTCCACACGGACATAATCCCCAAGCTCCCAGGCTTCATGCTCGTAGCCTGTCAGCACGGATAAGTCCATCGCATTCAGCACATAGGAGATGGTAGGCTTTGCGTAATCCGCCAGCCGCATCTCAGCGTATTCCTTCATCTGATAGGGGTTCGTGAAGGAGGAGCAGTCCAGGGTGGAGATACGCACCTCGTTTGTGTAGGTGAAATCCTCCACATAGGCTTTTCCGCCGTTGATGTCGGCAAAGGTCATCCCTTCCGCGCCCACGGCATAGAGCCTTGTCACAAGCTCCCTGGTATCTACCACACGCTGGATGGATTTCATGTTTTTCCTGTAGGCAAACAGCGCACCGCTGTCCCTGCCGTTTACCGTCAGCAGATGCACCAGACGGTTGGGGCAGTCAAAGACCAGGTCGCCGCCGTGAAGGTCTGCTGTATTTCTGAGGATGGACAGGGCATTCTTTTCCGTACTGGTCCAGGTGCGCTTTGTCCGAACCGTTACCGTCCCAACGCTCCACTCAGTGCCCTCTAAGGCGTAGGCCATTACGGTCTCCGGGTATTCCGCTTCAAAGGTGCGCTCCTCCTTGCGGACAGAGAATGTCAGGTCATAGAACTCCGCCTCCGCATACACCTCGGTCACGGCGCTGCCGTCCGTATCCCTGGTATCGGTGACCGTCCTAACCTTGTACACGTCGTCCACGATCTGGATCTTCTTCTCGCTGTCGATATACCCGCGCTTGCCATCCCGGTAAGGGATCTTAAAGGAGAGGGTGTCCTCGCCGTTGATCTCGCCTGTGACAATGATGTCGTAGGCATTCTCCAGCACCGCCTCCCATGCGCCGTTACCATCCAGCACCACCGGCCTTGCGTAGCCGATCTTTTCATAGGGCGCTTTTGGAATGTCGTAGAGCCGGATATCGATGAGCTTTGGCGTCCGTGCAGTGTCGGAAGTCGTGAGCGTTACCCGGAAACGGATATACGCCCTGTTGGGAGAGGTCAGCCGCCCGTCTGCGGGGACTGCCGCCCAATCGCTCCAATCGGTCAGATCGTCACTGGTGGCAGTTTCAATCAGACTGATTGCATTGGTGCCGGAAATATACTCGCTGGTTACGGATACACGTCCCGTGCCGGAGAGATTGCAGTCAGCCGCCGCTGTGGTCAGCACGCCCTCGGACGGATACACACCGCCGGACGCCCGGAGCGTGACTGTCCCAGGTTCGGTAATGCCGTCCACGCTCCCGGAGGTATCCCCGGCGTTTGCCATCAGGCAGGAGCGGAAATAGTCCATCAAGTCCTCAGCAGTAAGCGAGGTATCGCAGTCTAAAAACCAGTCGTCCAGCCCTCCGGCATACCAGTAGGAATCAGCGTGCATTCCAAGGATCAGATCCGCTGTGCAGGAGCGGTTCAGTTCCCCGGTAAAGGTGAAAACCTCCGACGCCCACACAGTACCGCTTTCACGGTCACCCACCACATACTGTGCCGTCTTGTTATCCGACTCGATCAGGCAGGCGATAAAATACCAGCCGCCGTTTACCAGGGAGAAGGGCGGCGTGACCGTTTCATCCAGAATCAGGGAGCCGGTATCGTCATAGAGCATGACCCTCGGCCTGCCGCGGAAAAGGGAGAGGTAGAAGATCGGCTGACCGGGACCGTATCTTGTGTTGAAGATCGGGCAGTAGGTGTTTCCCACAGAATAGGTGGTGGGGTTCATCCAGCCGCCGCAGAGGATGCGCCCTCCAAGCTCTGCAAAAATGCTCCCGTCATTGGTCACTTTCAGGTAGTTCTGTTCGGAGGATGGGTTCACGATGTTCATGCGGAAATAGTTCCCCAGCCGGTTTGCGGAAAGGGACGCGCTGGTGCCGCTCCAGTTGTTGATAGCTGCCGCCCGTCCCATGCCGGAGGAATCCAGAAGGTTGTTGTTTTCATCGGGAGCGGATTCATTCATCCGCCACAGGCCGCTTTTTGCCCACTCGACCGGGAACTCGCCTGTGAAGTCTGTCTGTTGATTCAGTATCGTCTTTAGCGCCATCGCCGCTCACCTCCATCTGCTCCTTGCCTGTATTTCAAGCCCCGTAAACACAGCGTTTGACGCTGCTACGGAGACAGTATTGTCGCCCACAGAAAGCGTGGGAAAATTCAGCTCCTCCAGATATGGCAGACCGTTTCGCACCGTGACGCCGTTTTCATCCTCTACATAGGCAGTCATGCGGTTGGTATCCACCACCAGCGTTTCGCCCGCTGCAAGGGTGGCGTTAACGATCTTTAATTCCTGCCCGTTGGTCGTAATGCTGATATGGTTTCCCGCCCCGGAGGTGATCTCTCCCTCGATGCGGTAGATGGGATTCGACTCCATGTTCCCGATATGCCGGGTTATGGTGTGGCTGCCCTCAGCCGTGACGGAGAAGGTTTCATCCTCGATGGCGTAGCCAAAAGGGTCAGGGCAAAAAAAGGTCAGCTCAAAGCTGCCGGAGGAGCGCAGGAGCCGTTCGCACTCCACCGCCGCGTTCAGCCTTGCCATGAAGTACCGGTCCGGCACATCGTCCAGGACGAGCTGCTTTAAGCCGCCCACCGGGTCAAGCCACGCAGCAATATCATCCAGCGTGGAAACCAGGGCGGGAAAGCTGTGCCTTGGGAAGATGCTGCAGGATACCACGATCTCCCGGTAGTCAAAGTCCGCTCCGAAGTCGGTAACGCCATACTTTCCGGGAACGGTCGTAGTAAAGTTGCGGAGCCGTCCGCTGACCTGCCAGGAGGTCAGCCTTGCTTTCAGCCCCATGCTTTTTGAAGTAATGTCATTGTATGAAAAGCCCAAAGCATATCCCTCCTTTATGCCGTACTGAACCGTCCCTGGGCGCGGGAACCGGTCTGGATCAGGTTGTAAAGCTCCTGGGAGATCCTGCGGATATCGTCCTCGCTGCGGACAATCATCTGCTGGATGGTGATGAGCGTTCCGAAGGAGGAACCGCCCACGCCGCCCATGCTGCCGGAAACAGAGCCGACCGTTCCGCTTGCATCAAAAGCAAAGTTTGAAGGAACTGCCGACTGCATATCCGCTGCCAGCCCATTCATCACGCCAAGGATGCCGTTGTTTAAGTCCTCTGCGGCACTGATAGCCGCGCCTGCGCCGTCCTCGATTCCGCCGGCAAGTCCCTGGGTCAGCATATCGCCCACCCACGCCATCTCTCTGGACGGGGAGGAAATGCCGAAGAAGCCCTTGATTTTACTAAGGAGGTTCGAGCAGAAGCCGCTGACCTTGTTCCACAGCCAGCTTGCCGCATTTCCGATGCCGTTCCAGATGCCCTTGATGAGGTTCAGGCCGATATTTGCCATCTGGGACACACCGCTTGCAAAGCCCTTCACGATGGCGGAGATGATCTGCGGCACCGCCTTTACGATCTCCACAATGATTTTCGGAAGGTTGGTGATCAGGGCCACAAAAAGCTGTGCCCCGGCCAGGATGATCTTGTCGATGTTCCCGACAAGGGCGTTTATGATGCTTGTAATGATCTGTGGGATCGCTCCCACAATAGTGGTAATGATGGTGGGTAGGTTCTGGATCAGGGAGATCAGCAGGTTTACTCCGGCATCAATAATCTGCGGGATGCTGCCAAGGATCGCCGTCACCAGCCCGTCGATAATCTGTGGGATTGCCGCCACAATGGCCGTAATGATCTCCGGCAGTGCGGAAATCAGGGAGGTCAGAAGCTGTATCCCGGCGTCAATGATCTGCGGGATCGCCCCAATGATAAACTCCACAAGTGCCGTGATGATGGCGGGCAAAGCCGCAATCAGAACAGGGATAGCGTCTAAAAGCCCCTGTGCCAGCCCAAGGATCAGCTGCAGGGCAGCGTCCAGGATCATGGGTAAGTTTTGGGTGAGCGTCTGCACGATCTGCGTCACCACAAGGACAATCTGCGGTATCAGGGTAGGGACAGCTTCCGCAATCCCCTGTGCAAGGGTAACAATGATCTGCGCCGCGCCCTCCACAACGGCAGGAAGGCTCTGGATGATGCCGGAAAGAAGCGAGGTCAATATCTGCATCCCGGTGTCCACAAACTGCGGCAGCATGGAGACCGCCGTATTCACAAGCCCCGTGATGGCTCCAGCAAAGGCTTCATCCGCACCGTCCACACCGTTTATCATATCGGTAAAGGCAGAGATGACCTCAGAAATGGCAGGAAGGAACTCCGCCCGCAGGCTGTTCTTCACATTGGAGATGGTTTCCCCAAGCCCTGCCAGGGTCTCATCCAGCTGCGCCTGTCCTTCCCTGGATGCCACCAGCGCCTCATTGTTGCGGTAAAACGCGCCGCTTGCCTCGTCATACGCCCCGGAGAGGGTCTCCATGATGAGGCGGTTCCGTTCGCTCTCATCCGAGCAGGCCGCCAGCTTCTCGTTGAATTCGTCCTCGCTGATGCCTACCCAGTTTAAGGCGTCCGCCAGGGAGCCCGTGACCTGTCCCACCTTGGCGGTCTCGTTTGCCGACTCGATCATGCCCTCGATGGGGAGGGCGTCGCCGAAAGTGCCGTAAACGCCTGCGGCAATGTTCGTCCACTTGGTGATGTCCTGCTCATTTTGGGCAAGCTGCGCCAACAGCTGTGACGCTTCCGTGGCCGTGTCCGTATCGCCCAGGATTTTGTAAAACTCGTTGTAAGATTTCTGCGCCGCCTCGCCGCTGTAGCCGGCCGCCTCAAAGGCGGTGGTCAGCTTGCCCTGGGCTACCCGGTATTCCTCCGTGGCTTCGTCCAGGTTCCAGATGGCGCTGCCAAGCTCCTTGATACCGTTTAATGCCGCCTGGATACCGGAGGAGATGAGGTTGCCCATCGCCACCGTGGCTACCGAAAGGCCGGAGCCTAATTTATCCGCCCCTTCAGAGGCATCCTCCAGCGAATCGCCAAGATCCTCCGCCACATCCCCGGCGTCCTTCATCCGCTCCCGGTTTTCCCGAAGTTCCACGGAAAGCCGGGAGATGCGTCCTTCCAGTTCCTTTGCCTCACTGGAGCCTTTACCGTACTGCAGCACGGCATTGGAATAGGCGCGCTTCATCCCTGCAAGCGCATCCTCCTGCCGGGCGATCTCCTGGGAGAGACGTTCCGTAGCGTCCGCTGCGTCTGTTTCCTCCCGGGAAAGGGCTTCAATGGCGCGCTCATTATCGGAAAGCTCCCGCTCCATGCTGTTTAAGGCGGCTTCTGCGTTATTGAGCTGGATCTGCCAGTTCTGCGTGCGGCGGTCGTTCTCCCCAAAGGAATCTGCGGCGTTCCGGAGGGCGGCCCGCAGGGTTTCCACCTTGTTTTTCTGTGCTTCGATTTCCTTATTCAGCACAGTGTTCCTTGCGGAAAGCGCCTGCACGGACTTATCGTTTTTGTCAAACTGTGAGGACACCAGCTTCATCTCGGAACCCAGCACCTTGAAGGACTGGTTGATCTCGGACAAGGCCTTTTTAAATTCCTTCTCGCCCTCAATGCCGATCTTCAGACCGAAATTATCCGCCACGGTCTGCACCTCCTTCCTGCGTTAGATTCCATAGGGAATCACATCGTCAATGGTCAGCACCTGCTTCGGCTTTGCGATCCCCATAAACTGCTTATGGCATTCCCAGAGGTCCATAAGCAAGCCAAACGGCATGAGCCACACCTCATCCTGTGACAGATTCAGATGGGCCATGCCGTAATACAAAAGCCGGGTAAACAATTCTTCATCGCTTACCCGGCCGCCGTGTTTTTTCCCTCCGGCTCACTTTCCACGTTCCGCTTGGTACCCCGGTACATTGCCTCCATGATGGCGTCCTTGTAATCCGTCAGCTCCATCGGTGAGGTGAGAAGCTCCACCTCATCGGCAGTCAGCTCCGGCTTTTTGTCCTCCGGGTGTTTCAGGTTATGGACGAGGATGGGCTGGTTGCAAAGGAGCGTAATGAGCCAGACAATTTCGTCCAGCGCCATTTCAAAATTCTCCGCTTTCATCAGCTTCTCGCCCAGGTTCTCTAAGCCCCCGTAGCGTCCGGCGATCTGCTTTGTAGCGCGGGTGGTCAGAAGCATCTCATATTCCACGCCGCCGATGGTAACCATTGCTGTTCTTTCATCCATGACTCAGATCCTCCTTAACCTTCGCCGTCCAGCGATGCCGCAGCAGCGGCCGCATAGGACGGTTCGTAGACTTCCTGGTACCAGTTGGTGATAGTCGATGCGGACACACCGGCGTCCCCCTCGGTGACCTCAGCTTTCCAGGGGTGCTTGCCCTGGCCGTCCACCTTGTTGCGGCGCAGGACTGTCCCCTCGATAGTAGGCGTGGAGAACTCGATGCTCTCGCCCTTGGTAGTCAGGTTGGTGGCAGGGATGCCGAACTTCACCTTGTAGAGCCAGAAGTATCGGTACTTGCCGTTTGCTTTCTTTGCACGAAAGCCAATGGCGACAGGTGCGCCTCCGTCTTCACTAGCGGAGATGATAACGCCGTTCTGGTCGATCACCGCACCTGTCAGGTCAGACGCCGCAGCTGCGCCGATATCGTCCACGCCAAGGGTGAGGGTGCCGCTCTGGAACTCCTTCACCACCTCCGCAGCGCCATCGTCCGCATACAGCGTTGCCTCCGCAAGCTCCACGGAAAGCTCTGCGGTCATGGCTTTCGCAAGGGATGCCGGAGTGGCGTAGGTCTCGTTGCCATCCTCATCCTCCGTGATTTTTGAATAGAAAAGTTTATCAAGGCCAATGGTAGCCATATCTCATTCCTCCAATCTATACAGTTTCGCCACGTCAATGGCGTAGTGGTGGTAGCCGGTATCGTCCTCATGCCCGATATACCGTCTGTCCGTAATGCTAAAATCAGCGGCAAGCAGGGCTTTGGAAAGCTGCTTTTTCCGCTTCAGATAGTTGCCTCTGGAGAACAGGGAGAGCCGTGCCTCCTGGATCTCGTATTCCGGCAGGTTATCCGCATGAAGCTCGTAGGTATCCGCAAGCGGCGTGACTACCACATATTCCTCCGGCGGTTCATCGGAGAACACGCCCGTCTCCACAGGCAGGCCGACCGCCTCTATCACAGTTTTCAGTTCCGAAAGTAAACTCAAAGGTTCTCTACCTCCTCGTCCAGCTTTGCCTTCATGGCGCTGATACAGGCGTTTTTGGATGCCGACCGGGCGGGCTTCAGAAACGGCTTTGCAGGCTGACCGCTTTTGCCGTATTCCAAAATGGTGGCGATCTTGGCATTGCTGTCGCCGTCCGAACGAGGCTCGGAAAAGCCCACCTTTATGTCAAAATCCCCGTTCCTGTCCTGCAGGGCGGGAGAAGTGCCAAGGGAGCGTAAAAGCTCCCCGGTGCTTCTGGAGTCATACTTTGTCCCGCTGCCAATGACAGACTGCAGGTTGGAGCGCACCTTGTCTTCCACGACCTCTGCGCCTGCCTCCAGCACTTTCGGGATGATCTCATCCGTCTTATCCGCCAGCCGGGACACCTTCATCAGAAAGTCCTCCGGCATTTTCATTTGAACCTTAGCCACCCGCTTTCACCTCCGTCCCCAGCACCTCCAGATACATCCCTCTGCCTTTGACTTCCTCCACAGAAGTGATCTCAAAGGTATGCCCATCGCAGAGGATTCGCATATCTGTGGTGATTTCCACATCTGGGATCACTCGTAACCGAAAAAGGTCGGTGGCAGTGGAGAAGGACGCCATGTTCGCCCATTTCTCACTGCCATGCCGACCTTCCCGGTATGCTCGCACCTCAGCTACCGTCACATCCGTTTCCGTCTTGAAGCCGTCCTCATCTTGTGTAAACTGTTTCTCTATGATGGAAATGAAGGTGTTCATCTTGCCAAAGCTCATACTCACACCTTCCAATCCCGGTCAAGCCGTAAGAGAAGGTTGACCGTGTTCCACACCTGCTGCGCCGCATTGGTGTTGTCTGCGAAGAAGCCGCCTGTGGAGCCGTCCCTGGATTCATAGAAATGCGATGCCAGCATGATCACCGCCTGTTCGGTAGTGGCCGGCATTGCGTTGTCAGTATAGTGGCCCGCCGGGATATGCTGGTAGCTTTCCGCATAGGAAACAGCGGCGGTGATGTAGCCCTTCAGAAGTTCATCATCCGCCGAATGCTCCAGAATGAGATTGGCTTTTACTTTTGAAAGCAGTTCTTCCATCACCGCCGCCTCCTCTCATTAGGCCGCAGACTTCTGCGCCAGCACTTTAATGGCTTCCGGCAGGATCAGCTTGCCGTCCACACGCTGGGAGGCAAGGAAGCCCACCTGGCCGGTAGCGGCATACAGCTCGTTCAGACGCTTGAAGGAACGGCCCTGGCGGTCAGCGATCCAGTAATAGCTGAAATCACCGAAGGCGATGGTCTTGGCGTCTGCGGCAATGGCAGGCATATAGGCAGAGGTGCGTACAGGCTTTCCAAGCAGCAGGTCAGGCGCACCTGCGGTCAGGGAAGGCTGCCAGAGATACTGCCCCTGGTTGTCCTTCAGTTTGCGGATGGCCTTGATGGTGGAATCATTCAGCACCCACACAGCGTTTCTGCGGTAAGGGGCTTTCAGGGAGTAGAACAGGTCGATCAGCTCATCGGCAGTGATAGCAGTCGCAGACGCAGCAGTAATGCCGATCTCCGCGCCGCCCGTGGCGGCAAGGATACCCAGCGGCTTGCCGGAGCCGTCCCCGGTAAAGAACGCTTCCTCCTCCTTAGCGCCGATGCGGCGGGCAAACTCACGGGAGATGTAGCTCTCCAGGTCAAAGACGCTGTCGTTCAAAAGCTCCTCAGATACCTTGATCATGGTGCCCAGCTTGTAAGCACCGATGGACACCTGACCGAAGGAATCATCGCTATCCAGGTATGCACCTTCCTCATCAATCCAGGAGGCGGTACCCTTGGTAGCCACCACAGGGATCTTGCGGTCGCCGCTGGAGGTCTGGATGATCTTCGCCAGCTGACGGAAAATGTTCTCCTCCTCCAGAGCCTCTACCAGAGTGCGCTCATACTCGTCAGGGACGAGATACCCGCCCTCGGAATCGGTGCCGATCTGCAGGGCATTTACCACAGAGGGCATCGGAGCCTTGGAGCGCATCATGTTCCAGAAGTTCTGGCGGTACTCATCGGTAGCGCGGCCGGTCTTGGCAGTTTCCTTGCCGTTCATGGGCTTGCCAGTGAGGGGCTTGTTCACCGGGCGGTTCAACTCCGCATCCAGCGCCTCCTGGCGTTCCAGGCGGGCAATCTCCTTGCCCAGGTCGGTGATCTCCTGCTCCATGCGGGTATAGGCGGCGTCATCCTCGGCGGACAGGACGCCTTTGTCGTTTCTGTGGGAATCCAGAAAGGCTTTCGTGGCTTCCCAGGCTTTGGCGCGCTTCTCGCGCAGTTCAAGAATCGTCATAGTGGTATCCTCCTTAATGTTTCAAAAGATTGAGCCGCTCGTAGAGACTGTCTACGGAACGGCCCTTGGGTTTGGAATCTTCGGTTTTCTTAGGGTTGGTTTTACACTTTGCCGCGATCTTATCCATCAGGGAATTGACCACAGCGGCTTTGGAATAGAGCATGGACACCGTAGGCGGCTCCATGTCCTCCGGGATTTCCGCCCGGCTTAAAACTCCATCGGCAAAGCCAAGCTCCACCGCCTTGTTCGCGTCCATCCAGGTTTCCGCATCCATCAGGTGGGACAGCTTGGCGCGGGACAGACCGGTCTTAATCTCATAGGCATTGATGATGGAATCCTTGACGCTCCCAAGCATCTCGATGGCTTTCTGCATCTCTGCGGTATCGCCCATCGCCACGGTCATGGGGTTATGGATCATCATCATAGATACTGGGGATACCAGTACGCGGGTACCAGCCATAGCGATCACGCTTGCCGCAGATGCCGCAATGCCATCGATTTTGACCGTGACGTTGCCCTTGTAGTCCATCAGCATATTGTAGATCTGGGCTGCCGCCACACAGTCGCCGCCGGGGCTGTTGATCCAGACGGTGATGTCGCCGGAGCCTGCCATCAGTTCCTCTTTGAAAAGCTGCGGCGTGATGTCGTCGTCAAACCAGCTTTCCTCGGCGATGGTGCCGTTCAGGAACAGCGTTCTCTCCACTGTTTCCGTCTGATTCTCCTGATTCGTCACCGTCCTGTTTGTCCACTTCCAGAACTTCTTCATCGGGATTTTCCTCCTTTCCGTCATCGTTCGGTTGTGTATCTGCAAAAGCTCCGGCGTTACCCAGCGGGAGCATATTGCCGTTAATAAGGTAGAGATCGCCGCCATCCTCGGCAGGGATACGATCCATATTCTCCAGTTCCCGGATGTCGTTGGCGCTCATCCAGCCGTTCTGCCTTGCCGTGGCATAGCCGTTCATGCGGCTGGCGTAGTCGCCGCGAAGCAGCCCCTCCACATTGAACTTGGTAAAATACTGTTTCTTTTCCTCTGCGGAAAAGAGCGTCCGCTGGATGGACTGCTCCCAGCGCACCAGCCAGGGCTCCAGCGTGTATTTCACGAACTCCAGCGACTGCTGCTCAATATTAGAAAAGCTCGATTTCTCCAGGTCGCCCACCATATGGGGCGGCACCCGGAAGATACGGGCAATCTCATTGATCTGGAACTTCCGCGTTTCCAGAAACTGCGCCTGTTCCGGCGAGATGCCGATAGGCGTGTATTTCATGCCCTCCTCCAGCACGGCGATCTTATTGCTGTTGCCGCTGCCGCCGAAGGTGGACTGCCAGCTCTCCCGTACCCGCTGAGGGTCTTTGATTGTCCCAGGATGCTCCAGCACGCCGCCGGGAGCCGCACCGTTAGCAAAGAACTTCGCCCCGTATTCCTCACAGGCAATCGCCATGCCGATGGCGTTCTTCGCCATAGCGATGGGGGAATAGCCCACCAGCCCGTCAAAGCCAAGCCCTGGGATGTGCAGCACATCGGAGGGATGCAGCCGGACAAGACTGCCTTTGACCGTAGGTGCGTCATCCATGCTGACGGTGTATTCGTAATAAAGCTGTCCCTTGCTGTCACGATCCACCGTCATCCGGTCCGGCATCAGGGGATAGAGGGCGATCACTTCGCCCTTGCCGTTTCGGATGATCTGGGCGTAGGCGTTGCCCCACAGGAGCAGGTGCGTCATGAGCGTTTCCCGGAATACGAAGGAACTCATCTCCGGGTTTGGCTCGTCATGCAGGAGCAGATACAGCGGATGGTCAATGGCTTTCTCCTTGCCGCCGTCCTCCTTGTAACGGTAGAGGTGCAGCGGCAGACCTGCCACCGCTTCCGCCAGGATGCGGACGCAGGAGTACACCGCCGTCATCTGCATGGCGGAGCGTTCATTGACCCGTTTGCCCGCCGAGCTGCTGCCAAAGAAAAAGCTGTAGGCGCTGCCCGTGGTACGGTTCTGGGGCTTATCCCTGGAACGGAAAAGCCCGGAAAAGATACCCATATCGAATCACCGTCCTTTCAGATAAACAAAAGGCCCCGGCTGTCATAGACCGAAGCACCTGTATCGTTGCCACAGCGAATCGCCCGGTCAAGCCCCATGATGGTGGCAATCGCGCCGTCAATCTTCTCCGTGGATTTTTCCTTGTCCGGCTTGATGTTCCCCGCCGGGTCGGTGCGGATGTAGATGTTGTCCATCATCCAGCGGAGGACGGGGTGGCCGCCATGGGCGATTTTCTCCTCCAGCACCAGCTTCATCAGTTCCTTGGTCGGCGGGGACATATCCTTAAAGCCCTGCCCAAAGGGGACTACCGTAAAGCCCATGCCCTCCAGATTCTGCACCATCTGCACAGCGCCCCAGCGGTCAAAGGCAATCTCCCGGATGTTAAACTTCTCACCGAGCCTTTCGATGAATTTCTCGATGTAGCCGTAATGAACTACATTGCCCTCGGTGGTCATCAGCGTCCCCTGGCGCTCCCACAGATCATAGGGGACATGGTCTCGCCGGACACGGAGGTCAAGAGTTTCTTCCGGTATCCAGAAGTATGGCAGGATGTAGTATTTATCCTCCTCATCCAGCGGCGGGAACACCAGCACGAAAGCCGTGATGTCTGTGGTAGAGGACAAATCCAGACCGCCGTAGCAGATACGCCCCTCCAGATCGTCCTCGGAAACCGGGAAGGCGCAGGCGTCCCACTTGTCCATCGGCATCCAGCGGACGGACTGCTTCACCCACTGGTTCAGCCGGAGCTGCCGGAAAGCGTTTTCTTCGCCTGGGTTCTGCTGGGCGGATTCACAGGCGGCTTTGACCTTATCAATACCCACCGTGATACCGAGGGAGGGGTTTGCCTTCTTCCAGACCTTGGGGTCTGTCCAATCCTCATCCTCGGCAGCGCCGTAAATGACAGAGTAGAAGGTGGGATCGACCTTTCGCCCCTCTGCGATGTCGATGGCTTTCTGGTGTACCTCGTAGCAGATGGAGTTGGTATCGTTACCTGCTGTGGTGATCAGGAAATACAGCGGCTGCATTCGGGCATCCCCGGAACCCTGGAGCATGACGTCAAAGAGTTTCCGGTTGGGCTGGGTGTGCAGCTCATCGAAAATGACGCCGTGGGTGTTGAAGCCATGCTTGTTCGCCACATCTGCTGACAGCACCTGATAGGAGCTATTGGTAGGGAGATAGGTGATCTTCTTCTGGGATTCCAGGATCTTTACGCGCTTTGAGAGTGCCGGGCAAAACCGCACCATGTCCACAGCCACATCAAAGACGATCTTTGCCTGGTTCCTGTCGGCGGCGCATCCGTACACCTCGGCGCGTTCCTCACCGTCCCCGCACAGGAGCAGGAGTGCCACAGCGGCGGCAAGCTCCGATTTGCCCTGTTTCTTCGGTATCTCGATGTAAGCTGTATTGAACTGCCGGTAGCCGTTGGGCTTTAGGACACCGAACAGGTCACGGATGATCTGCTCTTGCCAGTCGATCAGTTCAAAGGGCTTGCCTGCCCAGGTGCCTTTGGTGTGGCAGAGGGACTCGATGAACATGACCGCATAGTCGGCGGCGTCCTTATCGTAGTGCGAGGTTTTCGCCATAAACCTGGTAGGCTTGTATTTCTTCAGTTTTCGCATAGGCACCACCTCCAAAATGGCATAAAAAAGAGCCGCATGACTGCGACTTCCAAAATGTATCTGTACGAGAGAAAGAGCCGTGCGGCTCGTTCTCAGGGTATTGTTTTCGCTGTTATTTACTGCTGCATCGCCCAGGCAATAGCGTGACCGCCATCCTCGAAAAGTTCCCCGCTCATGGCGATGAGGTTCAGTCGGCACTCGATGTGGCTGTATCCGGTTTCCTCCGGGGTCTCAATGAACTCGTACACTCCGGCGATGAATCCCTTCCATGCGTGGTCGGTGACCAGTACCTTATCGCCCATCTTCAGCACTGCGCCTTCTCCGGCGGTAACCTTCATCGAAAGGTTCTCCATCGTGCTGGTGTTCGGTAGCCGGTAGTGGTTTTCGCAATTCTCGGTGTAGTCTTCGTATCTCTTAATTCCTGTGTTTTCCATCATCGTATCCTCCGATTTCTTAGTTGCTCCTGAGAACATCCACCAGCCATTCCGCTTCCTTGTGGTATTCGCCGGTGGCTTTCTCCAGAATGCTGCTGTCTTCATCGATGTAGCAAAGGGCTTTTCCGACCTTCACAAATCGTGTGTTCTCGTATCCGGGAAGGCTGGTGCGGTAGACCTTTGCGCTGCGGCTCTCACCGTCGTAGCTCTTGCCATCCCAGCCGTTGAAGGTGAAGCGGACGCTCTCGCGGGTCCTGGTAAAGCTCCCTTCAAAATCCTCTCTGGTGATTGCGGTGTTATGCTCCTTAAGGCTGAAGCTGTTCCTCATCTGGTAAATGTTCATCATGGTGGTTTCCTCCGTTTTTCTTTGTTTTCCCTTTCGGTGTGTACATATTCGCTCTAAAAGCACAGAATAGCAAGTTAATTCCGAGCATAATCTGCACAAAGATCAGTGGAGGAAACTGTGTACATTACTCCTGCATATGGCGGTGGATCGTCTCGATGATCTGTTCCTGCTCGGCGGTGTCCACGCCGATTGACCGGAGCGCCTGCCTTGTCCCACAGTCTGGGCAGATGAGGGTCTTGTTGTCCTCCCTGGAAAGCGCCGGAGCGCCATGATAAGTCCTGCCGCAAAGCGGGCAGACCGCCGTCCTTATGATGTTATCCTTCATAGCCGCATACCTCCCTGCATTTTTCGTAGGCGTCGATCAGAATGTTCTTGTCGAAGTAAAAGGTGTCGTACCCCTCCAGGCAGGTCCTCATGTAAAAGTTGGTGGGGATGCCGATGGGGCGCTCCTCATGCATGATGTAGGCAAAGGCCGTCACCGTTCTGCGTTTCCCTGTACGGATTCCCTTGTATTGGAGCTTGATGTCCTTCTTGTAGTAGAAATTGGGAAATCCCTCGTAGCGGTCGAGGGCGGCTTCATCCGCAGCCGTCACCTCCCAGATCACCACGGGAACCGTGCCGCTTTCGCATTCCTCAATCGTGAGGTAAGAGCCGGTCTTGCTTCCTTTGAACAGTAGCTCCCATCCCTTGAGAGCAGCTGTACCAAGGATCGTGGCGTGAGGGCAGCGCATCCGCATCTGCGGAACATTGAGGTTGCTGCCGTAGGCGATGTAGTATCTTTTTTCTTTCATGTGTATCCATCCTTTCCTGGAGGACTTAGGTTACTTGTCCTTCTACCACCCTAAGACCGCCGAAGCGGTCAGGGGCAGGGCATTTAACCTAAATCCTTCAAGCGGCTGCTCTGCCATGCCGGAAGGCTGTATCTCCAGTAAGGTTGCGGGTCAGGAAATCTCTGGCCGTTGCGAACTCCTCGCCGATGAAGCCCATGCGGAGGAGCCAGGTTCTCATGGCGTACTTGGGGTTTTCGCTCTGCTGGGGCTTGGGGCTTGCCGTCCGCACATCCTTTGCCATCTGGCTCAGGGCCAGGCAAAGCTGAATGTAGCTTTTGAGCTGTCCTGCGTGGATGCCGCCCCGACGCTCTGTGGTCGGCTCGTCAAACTGGAAGAGCCTGAACTCGACTGTCCCTTTGGTAAAGGTGGCGTGGAGGTTGAGCATATGGTAGCGGCTGTCGTTGTAATGCTGGTTCCTGCCGTAGCTTGCGCCGTGGCTGGTGTACCAGATGTCCGCAAGCTGTGCCATCGTCTTGGGCTTTCTGCTGTTGACCTTGGCGAGAAAGTTGGGGTCTACCGTGCGACAGTAGCGGCTCATGCGGCTGCGGTCGAGCTTTAAAGCCTCGGCGATCAGGCTTTCGTGGCTTGCCATGATGTTGGCAAGGTTCCGAAGGCTCTGCGGCGTATGCCCCTGCGCACCGATGTGGATGTGGACTCCGCATCCCCTGGAGGCGTCGCTTTTCGCTCCCGCGTGTCTGAGCTGTCTGCAAAGCTCCTGCAGGGTCTCAATGTCCCCGTAGGTCAGGATCGGGGTGACCAGTTCGCATTTCTGCTCGTCCGGTCCTGCGATGGAAACGTCCTTCTGGAATTTCCACTCGCGCCCCTGTGCGTCCCAAGCCGACCAGGTGCTGTAGCCGTTGCGGCCTGCGGTGTTCTCGTACCTGTCGGTTCCGAAGAACTCTGCGGCAACCTTGGCTGCCTTCTGGCGGGTAATGCTGTTCATCTCAACCTCGATCCCGATGGTCTGGTTTTTCATCTCTGCGATCTGCCTTGCTGTTTTCTCGTTCATGGTGAATCCTCCGTTTTCGTTTGGTGTGTTTTCCCTTTCGG